TGTCACTAGACCGCCTCGACGTGATCGATGTCCGGGAAAAACTGCCTAACAGTTCCCTCCACCCAGCCATGAAGCGTGACTGGTGCGAGATCGCATCCCTCACAGGCTCCCAGCAAGCGGACCTGCAAAATATTGTTTTCATATCCAACCATCTCAACAGCGCCACCATGATAGTATTCTATATAGTAGGATTTATATTTCTAACGCATTCTTAATTGGAGGATGTTATCGACATAAATGAAAGCTCTAAAGTACAGTTAGACGTTAAGAGTTTAATAGGTATTGTTGCGGGGATTATTTCTCTTGCAGGCATATGGTTTACTCTTACTGCAGAGATTTCTCAGTTACAACTAGACGTTGTCCGTATGCAAGATGATGTAGGTCTTAACCACGAGTTTAGAGTTAAGTGGCCTAGAGGTGAGATGGGTGCCCTACCTGATGACGCTAAGCAAGATTTAAAAATAGATTATTTACAGAAAGAAGTTGAGTATCTTCGTAAGGTAGTAAAAGATTTAGAAATTAAACAAGCAAAAACTGAATAATGAAATTAAGTAAGAATTTTGCGTTGTCTGAGATAACACACAGCAACACAGCTAAAAGATTAGGGATAGATAATGAGCCGACTGAAACGCACCTACAGAATATGCAGCATCTTGTGGACAATCTTTTACAGCCTCTTCGTGACGCTGTTGGTCCTATCAGGGTCAGTAGTGGTTATCGCAACCCGGCACTCAATCGTGCTATTGGGGGTAGTCGTTCTTCGCAGCATTGCAAAGGTGAGGCATTGGACTTGCAGTTTTGGCAAAACGGAAAAATGATGAACGAGCTTATCTATGAATGGATTTTAGATTCAGGTATAGAGTTTGACCAAATGATTAATGAGTTTGACTTCGCTTGGATACATATATCCTTGAAGAAAAAAGGTAGCAGAAACCAAGTGCTTGAAGCGTTTAAAGACGATGAGGGTGACACTAAATACAGATATGCAGATGTTTAAAAATATAATAGGAAAATTGGTAGGACAGGCTTCTACTATAATAGATGAGGTGGTTACCACTGATGAGGAGCGATTGATACTTAAAAATAAACTTGAACAGTTAGGTCAAGAGCACGAGCAAGAAGTGTTTAGGCTAGAGGTGGAGGATAGAAAGAGTGCACGTAATTTATTTGCTGATGACAGCATAATACAAAAAGCCCTTGCTATTATCTTTACAGTAGCTTATTTCTTTTTGTCGTACACAATGTTTAAGTATTTTGTAATGAACACGCTTGAGTTATCTGATTATGAGATAGGATTTATAAGTACGGTGTTTGGTGCTATGTCTAGTAAGGTTAATACGATTATTGATTTTTTCTTTGGCGGCTCGTCTAAGAAATAATTTCCTATCTTTGTAGGAAACTAAATCTAATCAAATGGCGAATTTAACAAACGATGAGCTTGATACTCTTCAAGGTTCATTAAAAGAATTTAATAAGTGCAAGATGCAGCTAGGTGAAACAGTCCTACAGCAACAGGCTCTTATGAGTAAGATGGCGGGTCTTCGTGAGGAGTCTGCAGAGCAAGAAAGAAAGTTAATAGATAAATACGGCAAGGACTCTGTCATTAATATTGAGACAGGAGAGATAAAGCCACCTGAAAAAAAATAGTTATGCCAAAGATAAGTTCGTATTCAACAACAGCACCTGCGTTAACAGATAAGCTAATAGGAACTGATGCTAATGACAACTCAGCTACAAAAAACTTCACGGTTGGTGATGTGCTAGGTTTAAGTCAGGGGTTGGTTTTAGATTCATTTAATACTGTAGCACAACCTATACTTTCCGCTTTTACACCTCAGCAAGTTGTTTTTGGTTCGGCTGTTTCAAATGATTCTGTTTCTTTAGCTGCGGATGGTTCGATAACTTTTTTAAAGGCAGGTAGGTATATTATAGAATCAAGGTTTAATGGAGGAAGAATTACTTCAGGAAGCGCAGCGACCTTTAATGTGTTTTATGCGTCAAAGTTAAACGGTACACAAATTGGAAATACTATCGAAGACAGCATTTATGTTACATCAAATGTAGGTGGATTTTTTAACACTACAATAAACACTTTTGTTTTATCTGTAGATTCAAATGATGTTTTAACATTTGAGTTTAAATCACAGTTAACTTCAGTAGGTTTAGGTGTTTTACCAACATCAGGATTTAGTGATATCCCTTCATCTGTAATTAGAATTAATAAAGTATAATGGATATTCGTAAAATATCTGTAGGTCCGGACTACAAGTCAGGTGCAATGCACTACTTAGTTGGTCAGGAAATTCTAGGAGCCTCACACAAGATACACCTTATACAGTACGATAAAGAATCTATATCGTATAAGATTTGGATTCAACGTGAGGATGTTATAGTTTTGTGGAAAGAGTTTAACTCTAGTATACCAATTTCAATCGAATACAATATAAATTTCTAGTATGAGTTACGATGACGATTTTATAAAAGACTCTGTAAAAAGAGCAGACGAATCTAAGAAAGATACTTTAGATTCTTGGATAGTTGACCTAGAAGAAAAAGAACAGCCCGAGGCTTGCAGTATCGATGACGAGGACTGTGAAGCGTGTGGTTCTTAATGAAGTCCCCATTTAATTTTATAGTAAAACCTATTGAGGGTAAGCGATATAATAACACCAAGACTATTGGTGGTATGGAATTTATTGTTAACACCTCAGAGGAAGAGCATAAGTTCTCTAACAGGCAAGCTACAGTAGTTGAGACTCCTGTAGGGTATAACGGTCCTATAAATATAGGGGATGTTATCTTGGTTCACCACAACGTGTTTAAGTTTTATAACGATATAAAGGGTGACCGAAAGAGTGGTAAGAGTTTCTTTAAGGAAGACTTATTCTTTGTAGACAACGACCAATTCTATTTGTATAAGCAGGATGGTAAATGGCATAGTCACGACAGGTTTTGTTTTGTTAAGCCTATAGATACGCTAGATAGTTTTATAGATAAGTCTTGTAAGTACGAACCACTTATGGGTGATATGGTATATCCAAATAAGTACCTTAAGTCCCAAGGGATTAGTAAAGGCGATAGGGTATACTTCACGCCCGATAGCGAGTATGAATTTACAGTAGATGGAGAGACTCTTTACAGGGTGTTTGACCATCAAGTAACTATGAAGGCTTAGTATGGATTCTACAGAGTTAAGGAAAGAAATAATAGAGGCAGGATATAAAGCTGTGAAGCAATTAATAAAGGTTGCTAAGGAGGAGATTATCAAGCCCGACCCTGAGGATGAGTTAGCTGCAGACAAGTTAAAGAATGCAGCCGCCTCAAAAAAGTTATCGATATTCGATGCGTTTGAAATACTTAAGCGTATTGATAATGAGAAAGATAACATTAAGTTAGAGTCTCAGGGACCTAACAGAACTGATACAAAACAAGGATTTGCTGAACGAAGGTCAAAATAATTTATATCGTGTAGTTCCTGACTATATCCCTAAAGGACCGCTATCTAAAAAGAATAGCAGTCACAGTTGGCTATATGGTTATAATGAGCAGTACGACTTTGTAAATATATCTAAGACCGGTCAGGTAGGCGAGGTAGTTGAAATATCAGGACTTAAGATAGGTCTCCCTAAGAGACCTGAGTTAACCCCTCAGAGACATACCACAAAATCATTGCAGTATTGGGAACGTGAAGAGTTTCCGAAAGAGCTTCAAAAAATAATATCTATATTCCAATGGAACGAGATGCCTACCGCATTTAAGGATAGGTGGGTTGATTACATTGAGACTGAGTTTGATAGGCGTGAGGAGGGACATTGGTTTATGAATCAAGGAGAACCTACTTACATCACAGGCTCTCACTATATGTACCTTCAATGGACTAGTATTGATATAGGTTACCCTGACTACCGTGAGGCTAACAGGATATTCTTTATTTTTTGGGAAGCGTGTAAGGCAGATAAGCGTTCGTTTGGAATGACTTATCTAAAGATTAGACGTTCAGGATTCTCGTTTATGGGCTCATCAGAAGCGGTTAACTCAGGTACGCTAGCGAAAGATGCTAGGGTGGGTATACTATCTAAGAC